GGATTTTATTTCTTACAAACAGAGCAGATGCAGTCAAGATAGAAGACAGCGATAGAAGATACAACGTAGCTCCTAGACAAGAACAAAAAATAGAAGAAGTGCATCCAGAATTATTACAAAATTTAAATACGTTAGAACCAGAGTTGTATATTGTTGCAGGCATATTACAAAAATTTAAAGTTGATGCACGTATGGCGCATACAGCTTTAGAAAACGATGCAAAAAAAGAAATGAAAGAAGTATCTATGTCTATTATAGAAGAATTTGCAAATGCAATACGTACACGCAACCTTGAATATTTTGCAGACGTATTAGATATACCACTTGCAAATACATTTGACGCAGGTGGTATTAGTACAGCACAAAGATATCTTAAAGATTGGTTAGCTGGTGTAGGACAAGAACAAGTTATACCTTTAGCTCACTTTAAAGTTGTATACGATGTACTTACAGATAGTCGTAATACTTTATCACAACGAGAGTTTTCTAAACGTATGTCACGGCTAAATATTAAGACTGCACGTAAACGTATTAGCAAAGATCGTGCAGCTGGTATACCCCGTGGGGTTGTGTTGACATGGAAAATAGATAATAATGTTTTACAACAGTTAATAAAAGAACATTTTGACGAAAGGGATTTAAACTTATTAGATAATGGACAATCTAACGCAACCCAATCGTCCAGACCTAATAGCAACAGTTGAGGTCACGGAGGATATCGAACTAGGGCTAGTACCTGCATGGTCATACTCCGCCTTAAAAACCTTTGAATCTTGCGCTTATCGCACTTACATTTCTAAAGTAAAACGTGTGCAAGAAGACTACGGACCTGCAGCAGAACGCGGTACACGTATACATAATCAAGCAGAACAATATGTACGTAGCGAAATGTCTGAATTACCAGATTCACTCAAGAAATTTTCACAAAAATTTTTAGAGCTAAAACAACTTTTTGCAGATGGAAAAGTCCAAACTGAAGGAGAATGGGGGTTTACCTTATCCTGGGAACCAACAGGTTGGATTTCTCCTGATACTTGGGCACGAGTTAAATTAGATGCATTCGTACAAGAAACAGATACATCAGCTCGTGTAATAGATTACAAAACAGGTAAACAACTTGGCAATGAAATTGCGCACAGCCAACAAGCTTTAATATATGCAATAAGTACTTTCTTTATGTTCCCAGACTTAGAAATATTAAACACAGAACTTTGGTATTTAGACCATGGTACAACTATGGAACAAACATATACGCGAGATGAAGCTATGCTTTTTATGCCTAAGCTACACGAGCGAGCAATAACTATGACTACTGCTACTAAATTTCCACCAAACCCTAGTACATATAACTGTAGGTGGTGTTCTTTTGGTAAAGGTCAAGAACCCCATTGTGAATGGGGAATAAGTTAAGTATAATTAACATTACATAAGCGTTCACCCAAATAACACCGAACGCAATGGTGGAGTATAGATGATAAATAATAATATCCCTGCGCCTTACGCGCATCAAAAAACCACAACTGATTTTATTATAAACACCAAACAGTGTTTAATTACATCAGATCCTGGTACTGGCAAAACACGAGCCGTGCTCGATGCGCATGCTGCACTCGGAGGTCGCACGTTAGTTCTTGCTCCTCTTTCTATTCTTGAAGCCGCATGGGGAGAAGACATACATAAATTTACCCCTGGACTTACATATGGAGTTGCCTATGCAAAAAATAGAGAAAAAATATTTAAAGATACTAGCTTTGATATAGTTATAACTAATTTTGAAGCTGTTAACTTTTTACAAAAAAATCCACAATATTGTAAACAATTTAATAATATTGTTATTGATGAGTTTACAGCTTTTAAAAATCGCACAGCTAAACGTAGTAAAAATCTTGCAAAAATTATTGGACATTTTACAAATAGAATTGCTATGTCAGGCACTCCTAACAGTAATACTATTTTAGATATTTGGCATCCAACTTACTTAATAGATAATGGTAAACGTTTAGGTACAAGATTTTATGCTTTTAGACATCAAGCTTGTACACCAAAATTTAATGGTTTTGCTAATGAATGGATAGATAAACCTGGTATAGAAGAAACTATAGCAGATAGATTATCTGACATATCTATACGATTTGCTTTATCCGATTGTATAGATCTACCAGACAATATTGTACGTACTATTAATACAAAACTAACTCCTAATATACAAAAACAATATAAGACATTAGCTGAAGAATCAGTCCTGTACACTAAATCAGGCACAGTTAATGCAATCAACGCTGCTGCTCGTGTCAAAAAGCTGTTACAACTTGTGACAGGCGCCGTGTACGACGAAGATGGTGTGGTTCAGTTTGTACACCAAGAACGTTACGACATAGTCATGACTCTTGTAGCACAACGTGCACATAGTCTTGTAGCATTCAATTGGAAGCACGAACGTGACGCGCTAGTAGATTTAGCTAACAAAGAAGGTATTACATATGACATTATTGACGGCACAGTACCAGCAGAAAAACGTAAAAATATAGTTGCTAGATATCAAGCAGGTCAAATACGTGTGTTGTTTTGCCATCCACAATCAGCTTCTCATGGTTTAACACTTACTCGTGCAAACACTGTAATCTGGTGTTCGCCTACGTACAATGCTGAACACTACCAACAATTTAATCAGCGTATATATAGAGCAGGCCAAACACAAAAAACCGAAACAATACTTATCCAAGCAAGAAATACTTGGGAACCTGAAGTATACAAAAAACTTAATACTAAGTTAGGTCGTATGGAAAACTTATTACATATCTTAAAGGAGGTATCATGAAAAAATTAAATGATTTATTAGCAGAAACAGCTAAAGTTCGTAATCAAATTAAAGTTGTGCAATCAGAAGAAAAACTTCTTAAATCACAACAACGCGAGCTAGAAAGTCAAATATCAATTAGGATGCAAGAGCAAGGGCTCGACAAGATCTCTAATGATATTTGTACAATTTCACTTAAAAATGAGATTGTGCCAACTGTAGAGGACTGGGACCAATTGCATGAGCATGTAACTAAAACTAATCAGTTTGAGTTATTGCAAAAGCGCGTGTCTGCAACCGCTTACAGAGAACTTATAGCATCTGGTATAGATGTACCTGGTGTTAAAAGTACGGAGTTGACCCGAATAAATTTTAGGTCAGCATAATATTAATATTAGATAAAAAAGGAGAACGTTCTATGTCTAATGATATAAGTATAGTAACGAGCAATATGCCTGCTCATGTAAAACAAGGCAACAACCTGGGTAATGAAAACATTAGCTCAGAACATTTATCTACTCCACGTTTGAAACAGCTGCAGCAGTTATCAAATGAAGTAGATGAAAACCACAGCGAGTATATTGATGGCGCTAAAGTTGGCGACTTCATTAATACTGTAACTAAAGAAAACTACGGTAAAGAACTTTATCTAGTTAATGTGCACTTCAAAGAAGAATTTGTTGTGTGGAAACAATTAGAAAAAGGTGGCGGACTTGTAGGTACATTTCCTACACAAGATAAAGCTTTAGAACATTTAGAAAGCGAAAATCTTAAGGTAGAAGATTATGATATAAACAGAACGCAAACTCATACTTTGTTAAAAGTAGATGAAAAGTCAGGTGATATATCAGAAATACCTTTCTTGTTTGATTGCGCAATTTCTAAGTTAAGAGTATCTAGAGAATGGAATACTCAAATTATGAAATTAGGTGGCGATAGATTTGCTTCTTTATGGAAAATGGCTTCAGTTCAAACTGCTAATAAAACAGGACAACGATTTATGAATATCGCTGTATCTAATGTAGGTTGGTTAAAAGAAGAAACTTATAATGTAGCAAAAAGTTTTTACGAAAAGACTTTTGCTAACAACTCCTAGATAAGTATTCGTACGGGTGCGACCTATACTGTCGCACCTAAGTACGTATGGTATACTTTTTATGTGCAAGAAAAGGAGTTCATAAACAAAGTGCATAAGCACTTGTCTAAAGAAATTTATCGTTGGAAGATAAATGATCCATATCATGGCGGTGTGCCTGATACTTATTACTCAGGCCCTAATAATCATTGTTGGATAGAATATAAATACAAAGATAAATTGCCACTAAAAAAAACATCTAAAATAAAAATTAACTTATCACAACAACAAAGACTTTGGTTGATGCGTCAAGCAGAGCATGATGTATATACATACGTAGTATTTGGTTCTGGAGATCTTGTGTACGTAACTGAAGATTTTAAACTTAAAGAAATTACTTTAAAAGAATTTAATAAAAACGCAGTTGCATTTAAAGATTTTATACAAGCACTTACAAAACACTGTTTAGGAGACAAAAATGACAGACATGGTTAACTCACCACCTCACTACAACATGGGAGGCATAGAATGTATAGATGCAATAGAAGCTAGTATGACACCAGAAGCTTTCAAAGGTTACTTAAAAGGTAACATACAAAAGTATATGTGGCGGTATGAAGCTAAGAAAGGAGTCGAAGACCTTAAAAAAGCAGAATGGTATCTAAACAGACTACTTAAAACCTTAAAAAAAACTAAAATGGTGTAGGAGCTACGTAGAAGCTCTCTAACGCATTACACATGTTTTTGATGTCTGCACAAGGACCATGTGCTTAAAACGTCTTACAATAAATACTGTGAGGTCATTTTCTCTTAAAAGACCTATTTTTTGATCTGTGTTGTAAAACTACGTTACTTCGTGAATTATTTGCAGGATTTCCATCTATATGGTGTATATCTATTTGACTTCCTTTTCTAACCCTACCTTCTTTTAACATTTGTCTACGTATTTTATTACGAGCAGCACGTCTTTTCTTTTGTTCAGGAGAAGAATGGTAGTTTGCATATTCTCCTTTATAGTTTCTAGCCATCTATATAGTATACACCTTCAAAGCTTTTGCTTTACCTTTTACTTTTATCGTATCGTGTAAGCAACATTTGTCTACCTTCTGTGCTGTACGTTCTCCAATTAATATATCTACACCCGCTTCTTTAGTTGCACTCTCTAATCGTGCAGCTATGTTCACAGCATCTCCTATGGCCGAATAGTCAAAACGAGAGTCCGAGCCCATATTACCTACTATTGCTTCGCCAGTATTTATACCTATACCTATAGCTATTGGCTCAGGTAATTCAGTTTGTAACAAATGAATGCAAGTACGTATGTCCTGGCCACAGGCGACGGCACGTTGTTCATGTTCATCTAAGTTTAGGGGGGAGTTAAAGATAGCCATGCATGCGTCGCCTATGAACTTATCAACCATACCCCCGTGTGCTTGTATGCAATTGACTTGTTCAGTAAGAACTTTATTCATAATTTTAGTAACTTGCTCTGGTTCTAACTTTTCAGACAAGTTTGTAAATCCTCTAACGTCAGTAAATAAAAACGTACAAGTTCGCTTTTCACCTCCTAACTTAAGTAACTCTGGATTATTTTGTAATCGTGCAACTTGTCTAGGATCTAAGTAATGCTCGAACTGTTTTTTAATTAACTGTCGTAGCTTAAACTGCTCATTAAATCTTAAATAAAATTCTTGTATAGATATAAGTATAGCTGATAATATACTATAAGTTACATCTATAAGTATATTAGATGTAATTAAATACCAACCACCGACCGCGGTCAACGACACGAGGCCCACGGTCCCTACTATGGTTCCGATTAACCCAAATGTACGTATTATAAATATTGTTAATAGTAATACTGTTACAAGGATAAGTAATTCATATAGTAGTGCAGTGCCTGGTATTGCTGGTACGTTTACGGTCATGCTTTCAGCTAACGCAGCTTGTACATGGTGGGGGTACAATAACCCAACTGGCGTAGCTATTTGAGGCATTACACCTTTTGCACTTACTCCTACAAACACAAACTTATCTTTTACATTCATCTCATCTAAACTAGTGCTTGGCGTGTCAATCCAAGAAACCCACCTACGTCCAATGCTATCTACTGGTATCTGTGCATACCCAGCTACAGTAAGTTCTTCTATTTGACCTTGCTGTCCTTTAATTATGTAAGTATCTGCACCTGCCAGCATTTTGATAACCTGCACACCAAAGGATGGAGTCCAACCATCTGGAGTCTGAAGCAACAAAGGTAATCGTCTTACTAAATTATCTACATCAGTTCGTGCAACTGCCAGCCCCTGGTAAGCAGACTCTGCTAGCACGGGCACATTTCCAATAACACCTTGAGATTCAATCCCTTGTATAGGTTCTCCGTCTCCTAATATAACTGTGCCTGTAGTTGGTGCGTAAGAAGCCCCGCCTTCAAAGGTAGCAATGACACTCGGTATCTGTAAGAGTGCATCTGCAAATGCTTGATCGCCACCAAACCTATCTTCCTGTGGAAAAGCAACAACCCAACCAACTCCTACCGCACCTGCTTCCATAAGGTCTAATTGAATACGTGCAAGATCCTGACGAGGATATGGCCAACCGCCCGCAAGTGCTACATCTTCTTCTGTTATATCTAACGTGGTAAACCAGCCAGAAGGATCTGGTGTTTGTACGAGGGCGTCAAATGTTTTTAATTTAAGAACTTCTAATGCTTGCCAGTTAAAAAGTAACGGCACACAAAGTATGGGTATGCTAATTAACGAAATCCATTTCTTCACCTTATCCTCCTTGAGTGATTGTTATAATAGAATCTCCTCCACCATTAATTTTAACAACGTTAGAAACCCCATCTTGTATAAATATTACTGTATAAGACTCACTTCCATTTACATCTAGTTGTACAGACTCATTTACACTTCTTCTTAAGCTTACTACATTTCCTGTTATTAATGTAGTAATTTGTGTATCAGGGTCTTTTCCCAACAAAGTCCCAGTTATTTGCGTGCTTGTAGCTTGTGCTAACTGGTCTTCTTCCTCTGCGACAGCTAAAGCATCTAATACATTTAACAGATCTTCAAGATAATTAACATCTAAAAAGTTTATATCTAGTTCTGTAAACTCTAAATCGTCTTCACCTAAATAATCTACATCTAAATAATCAATATCAAGTTCATTAAAATCCAATACGCTTTCGCTTTGTGTAGCTGTGGACTCTTCTGTGGATAACTTTTCTTTCTCAGGTGGTGTAACAATCAACATATTGTCTATAACATCAAGAGTTAAATCTAAAATAACTGGTTTGGTTGGAGCTGATTCGTATACAGAAACGGTAGTAGCCTGGTATGGTTTGTTCAGTAAAACCGTGCCCATAGCGGTAACTACTTCTATCTCACCACTAGATAATCCATAAGGGTCAGGTAGTAAAATAATTAAACTACGGCCTAGCTCATCTACTGTAGCAGTAAAGTCTGTACCCCTAATTGCTATGTCAGCTGTGGGTGTGGATAACTTTATATTGCTCTTATTTATTTTGTTTAAATTACTACTAATAAACCTAGCTGTGCCAAGGCCAAAGGTAAGGGCCATTTTTGACTTACTTGGGTCAGGGTCGAATACATACTCTGTGATAACCAACTTAGAGTGCTCAGTTAGTTTTACTATAGAATCATCAAGAAAGGTGATGGCCATACGACCATCTCTAGTAATAGCTTCATCATTGCTTTGTATAGCAAATTTTAAATTAGCGTCGTACGGTTTGTCTCTTACTATTTGAGCTGAACCATTTAGCTCAGATATATCTCCAATATCAGCAGCTTGTGCTTGTACCTTGGTCGTTTTGAACGACACAAACAGTAGAAGAAGCGTTGCCACCAATTGATATAATTTTAAGCCAGTCATTATCTTGGGTACTCAGTTGTTGAATATTAAATGTTCTTTGTCCACCTGTATGGTCTAAGTAAAAATATCCACCAGCTGATGCATTCACACCTGTACCTGTATAAGTAACCGCATTGTCTGAACCGTCTATATCCATATAGTTAGTTGCCCCATCAATATTTATATTTGATGTAACTGTATTGTTAGAACCTTGAATAATCCAATCTAAATCTAAAGTTGCAGCTAGTGCAGTAGTGCCTTGGTTTAAGGTAAATGTGTTACCACTACCTGTAACTGATACGTTTTGATTAGAACTGTTAGCTCCGTACGTGTTGGTTGGATCAACCTGAATAGTGAACGTGTTCGTAGAACCAGTAAAATTATAAACACCAGTAAAACTGTCTGCTAAAATATCACCAAGAAACTTGTTAGTGTTTCCAATCATATTTATGTCTAAAGTTAGACCCGTGCCGTCTAAATCAAACGCAGTCAAATTGCCTGCTGTAGATTG